TGTAGAAGTCTCGTTCCTCTTCGACGACCTTTATCAGGCCTTTCAGCGCGTCGACTGTTTCTGCTTTGTCTGTCGCGCTCGTCTCGTAGGCACTAAGAATTCCCGAAAGCACATCGCTAGGGATAGTTGTCTTCTCTTTTCCGCTGTCTTCTGAAGCCTCTCCGGCTTCGCCAGCCTCAGCTACGGGCTCAGGTGTTGCTTTATCAACATCTTCGACCACTGGTTCAGCCTCGACTTCTTCCACCACATCAGCGTTCACTTCAGGTTCAGAGGCAGTCTTCATAGATTCTGGCAATTTCACACTGATAGTAGACCCATTGGCCAAAGCTATCTCAAGAGATCTCCGAACAATCGGTGACTTCTCAAGCAGCTTCTCTCCAATGAGCTTGACATACTGTTTCGCTCCAATGCTCCGCTCTGCATCCGGGTTTGCCGGAATCGTAACGATGCTGTGTTCAAGCAGCTCCCAGGTCACAAAATCGATTCCCCACCGATCCTCGGACCAGTTCCAGTCTTTCGGAACGAATCCTACCGATACAGCGTTGAGGACATGATTCTTCCAGAGCTGGTAATAATCAGCCGCCATCGTAGCAGGCTGGTCGGTCAGGAACTCCCACACAGCAGCGACGTGCTTCTCATACTGCGTGAGCCTCTTGGTGAAGCCGATCGGGAACTCCCGGTAGAGGTGCATCGGGAGAACCACAGGGCTGTTCTTGTACCCTTCAGTTATGATCATCCCGTTCGAGAACACAATGTCTTCATCTCGATCGATTACAGACGACGTGATCACGCATTGACCAACTGGTCGCGTACCAGACAGGAAGTCTCCGTCCATTGTGTGAACTTCCTTGACCTCTCCTCCACGGCTCTGAGAGGCATTGCCGTACTTGTAGATAGCAGCAACCTCTTTCGCCTGAAGCGCATCACGTAGGTCCCCTGCGGATAGGAGCTGGTTCGCGTCCTGCCCGGCAATCTGAACCTCAGTCATGGTTGTATGGAGATTGCTCATTTCTTGACCACCCCCTTACGGGTTGGATCGCCAGAGGATCGGGTGCTGTCACAAACAGGACAGCTCGACCTCGTTCCAATATCTTTGCCGCATTTAGGACATGTCATTAGCCTAATCCTCGTATGTGACTTCGAACTCAACAGCCCAAACTGGGTTTACTGTCGAACCGCCATCGTCCGTGACCATAATTCCAATGATGTCGTCAGGGTCCGCTGCAATCGCAGAGGCCAGTGCGAACTTGTCGTTGAACTGCGATGCAGGCCAGGTAAGTTCTGCTGAGAAAACGCCATCGGTAAAGTTCCCGACAACGAACTTGATATTCTGATTGTGGACAGTATCGCCCATGTCGGTCACACGAACGTCAACGATCTCCATCTTGTAGGGAGCCTGGAAGGAATCCGTAGTCGGAATACCGACAATCGGTTCGTCTTTGTTTGTGCTATCAATGAGAGCCGTCTGCGTCAACTGAGCGGCAGTAATTACATACTTAACCCAGTAGGCTTCTTCGCCGTCATAGGTGGCTACGACCCAGTCAGAAGGCGGTGCGAACGTAATCGCGCCAGCCTGCTGTAGAGATCGAAGGCCGTCATTAGCAGTAGTGTCAGTGGCATCCCAGACGGTCAGGTCAGACCATGTTGCAGCGCCAGTAGAGTATTGATACTTAGCGCCGTCGCCACCCCACGTTGCGAGAGCTCCGGTGCCAGTTGCAAGGTCGTTAAAGACGATCTCGCAGAACTGCTCATCGAATCCGACAGCAAAGGCATCTCCAGCCTCTTCTGCATCAGCATCAGGGAGCAACTGATAGTTTGCCGTCCAGTCCGCACCAGCAGAAAGCGTAGCAGACGTGCTAAGGTCGTCCCACGTAGTAGACGTGAAATCGTAGACCTTGCACAGAACGTCGTCAGCAGCTCCGCCGCTATCATTGAAGTCATGAGTCGTCACATCGACTGTCGAGCCAACCATTCCGCCACCGTTTGTACCAGCAGCGTCAGTGTCTTCGCCAGCAAGCCCACCGTTGAAAGGAAGGATCACGGTGAAGAGGTTGGTCATCAGGAAGTCAGCCGTAGTGTCTGTAAAGTCCGGGACCGTCGCTGCAGCAGATGCGTCAGTCTGATTGTCTGAGTCGATGGTAAGATCGTCGCCACCGTCATCGATCACAAGAGAGTTGCCCTTGAGGTCAGTAAATGTTCCGGCAGCAGGAGTTACAGCACCGACAGGACCATCAAGCCCAGTCGCCGTGACAGCGTCGAGGGCAATAGGCCCTACGATGTCGAACGAATCTGCTGTCCATGTAATGTCAGGGGCCGTTCCTGCATGAGTGATAGCAAGATCGCCTGTCGCATCAGTTGTCGTAAACGTCATCGCAGCGCCGACATCGAACCCAATGACTGTCGTGCCTCCAAAAAACGATGATGCGCCAGTGAACGATGTCACACCAACAAGCGCGATGTTTGTCTCCGTGATCGTTAGAGTGGTCGCAAGGGTCGTGTTATCGAACCTGGCCCCTCCAATCATGTCAAACAGTCCAGTCGACGTTACTCCAACCAAAACCGCTTGGTCTAGGTTGAGGAAATACACACCCCCGACATAATCATCTGTGTCGAGAGCAGCCATTGCCCCAATCGAGATCAGGGCAGTCATAAGTAGAGCTACTAATACTCGTTTCATTCGTCTTCCACCTCCGGTGCATCTGGTACTACTGGCATTGGTGTTCCTTCGATAACTCCTGCAACAATCATGTTGCTCGGAACAAGAACAGCGTTGGCAAGCTCTCCCACGATGGGAGGTAGCTTGTTGAACTTACGAATCTCATTGACCGTCCAACGCTGGTCTTTGAGGTAGTGCCCAGCTCGCGCCCGGACAAGAATGTCCTCTTGCAAGGCTTCGATGGTGGACAGGTCGAACATCAATTTATATTCGCCGTCGATTCCGAAGAAGTGGCGGTCGAACACACCTTCCATTTTCGCCAATCGCGGCAGCACCGTGTTGGTTGTGAATAGCCGGGCTTGCGTCATAGCAGATGCCCGATTCGCATCTTTGTAGTTTCCAAGAACAACAGAGGGAACTCCGTATGTTGCCTGGACTTCCTGCTGAGTCAACTCTCTGAGGTCCTTGAACCCCATGTCTTTATGTCCAGGAGATAGAGCCTGGAACGTAGTGCCTTGACCGATGACACCGATACCATGCTCTCTGCCGGAGCCTCGATGCCTTCCGTTCCAAGAGTCCTCCATAAGCCTAATGTCACTCGGGGTCAACCGTTCCTTGGAGCTGAGAAGCCCTCCGGGGGTCGCATCGTTCTCGAAGAACATACGGTTCCAGTCGACTGCACGAATGTCTCCGATGATTGCGGAGCGCAGCACTCGCGTAGGTGACTGACCGTAGTACGGATTCAACGGGTTGTAATAGCGGAAGGCCAACATGTCGTCAGGCAGGAAATACTTAACCTCAGACCCAACGTACATGAATCCACCATAAACAACTCCCCTTCCAGGGATGACGTAGATCTTGCGAGGATCGATCTCAGCCCATAGTTTGTCAGGGATCTTATCTCTGTCCCCGTCGCTCCAGATCTTCTCGACGTATGCGTTCCCGTCCAGCTCAAGGTTCGTGACGATCGCCTGTATCAATTCAGTCCTGGATTTGTCGGCATCAGGCATCGGATGCTCAAGGACTCTCAGAACCTCGTGGTCGTCACATACTTCTACGTTCTCTTCCTTGATGTACGCATCCATCACTTCTTTCCAGCTCAGGATCTCGTTCCATCCCATTCGCGTTCTGTACTTCATCGCGAAGTCACGGATTGGCCTTGATCTGTTGCGGTCTGAACTCTTTCGCCTCACAACGATGAAAGGAACAGACGAACACGACCGGGCAATGGCCTTGATGGCACTATACACCCACGAGTGGTATTGATACGTGAGCATCAAGTCGGATGTGCCGGTATCCCGAGGGGCTCGATCGCCAAGGTGCCCAGATAGGGCTCGTGGCATTCCGCCACCTTCACCGCGCACGACAACCCCAAGAGATCCAGCAATCCTACTAGCTAGGTTCATCGTTTCCCCCAATAGGTCTAAAGCCGCTTCCGCCACAGTCAGGACAGTTCGACCATCTCGGCCCATTGCGCGGCAGTGGTGCTAACGTCGCTCCGCACGGGCAATGCTCGGCCAGCTTCAAGCCGATGAGAATGTTCCCTGTCTGCTCTCCCTGTTTCCTAAACTCTTCCATTGCAACCTGCTTGTAAGTCAAGTAGGCATTCGTGCTCTTTCCGAGGGCAAGCTCTCCGAGATTCAGAATCCCTTTCATCGCGGCGAGGTTCACCTCATGCAGTTGCCTGGTCAAGCTCATAGTTCCTCCGTTTTCTTTCCTTAATCTACGTTAGATACTCCGAGAACTGACTTCACATTAGCGATAGGCACTCCGTTGATTGTCTTGATCTCGGCAATCGGAGTGCCGAAGACTGTCTTGATGCTTGTGACACTTCCTGCCGTGTAATCAACCTCGACGTAGACTTGGGTGCAATATACATTTGTTTTAAATCCCTGAGCTAACCGCACACCTATTTGGAGCGCGTCGATGTCTGCCCATTCCCAGGCTTCAGAATCATCTGGATTCACAGCCCATTCCTGCGACAGATCTTCCCACACGTCTTCTGTTGCTAGCTCATTCACGTCTCCCTCGTCTACAGTAGAACCCGAACTGACGACACAGTACGCAAAATTGTTACTACATGCCTGGTTCTTCTTGCACCTGATGTGCACTGTAATCTTGGTTATCGTTCCAGACCCCGCAGATGCCGGGAGGTTGTATAAATCTCGTCCAGCACCATAGACAGTAGTCGTAGCATCATCAGCGACAGCCTCATCAACCTTATCCCAATGGTATGTGCTGGCTGGCGTCTGGCAACCCAAGTTTGTCTCGTCACCCGCAGCGTTAGGTCTAAGTGTCTCAGTTGACATTGTTAAACCTCTCAACTACATCTGGCTTTAACCCGGATGGCATTCCCCAGAGGATGTCAAAGGATGGTTCGTCTATTTTCTCGAAGTGCATAGAACATCCAGGAGGTGAGTTGCCTTCGTAATACTGCCAGTCGTAGAAGTCGCGCCACCTATACGTGATCGGCTTAGTTCCTACATCGGAACGTTCCGGGAAACATGTGGATAAGCATCCGCGTTTGCGCCCTTTGCAGAAATCGCATACGCCAACAGGACGATAGCACCGCTGTAACTCAACCCAACACGCCTTTTCATTCGCCTCGTAGAATGCTGTCAACGACTCGAATCCAATCTTGCCAAGCATGGAGTCAAGAATAGAACGGATGTCATTGTTGCAGGCATCTCTGTCTTTCTGGCAACGTTCTGCGCCGCATTTTTTCTCGATCCGTTCT